GTCAACAGTAATAATACTATCAGTGGTGTTGAGGGGTTCTCCCAACCTAGTTTTATATGGAACAATAAAGTTTCCATTAATTGTTTCTTCAGATAGAATTAATTCGTAAATTACAGAATCTGATGTTTGAATTGATAAGAAATTTTCAATAAGAGCACTTGCTGCCCTAACTGAAGTATCGGCAATATCTGCATCTTGAGTTAACAGACCATCTTTAATATTTGTAGGGTCGCCACTAATAACTGTTGCACGAAGAATTGTGTCAACAGACCAAGTTGCAGCAGACGGTTTGATAATCTGATCTTTAGGGTATGAAACAGTTACAATTTCCCCATAAAGAAGTTTAAACAAATATGCAATACTGAACGAGGTTCCTTTTGATGTATAGAAATCCTTAATCGTTTTAATTGCAGTTCTTACATCAATTTTACTGTAATCTAGTTCTGGGACATCAGGTAAGAACTGTTCTGTATACTTGTCCAGAAGTCTCTTTACAAAAAGTGCATCCAAACATTTAATTTCTGCACCTGCAGTTGCTGCACTAGATGTAGTATTTTGTGAGAATACAGCATTACCATCTTCTGTATACGCTGTAATAGCACTAGCAGCTCTAGCACAACCTTCAAATTTAGCTTTACTGTATCCAGATCCAGATTTCTTTACAGAAAAACCAGTTAATTCATTTTGACCAACTCCTACAGATGCTTTTGCTGTTGGAGGTTGTTGAATAATAATTTCTGGGGGTTCAGTCTGACTATATCCACTTCCAAAATTATTAATATTAATATCAGTAATTCTACCATTGAAAATAGCAGCAGTTGCAGTTGCACCAGTTCCTCTATTTGAAGTACGATGGTCAACAATATAAACTGATGGAACATCTTCATATCCAGAACCACCGTCGAGCAAATCAACACGAATTACTCTGCCATCTCCATCGACAGCAACATCTAAAATTTGTGCTCCTACTGGATCAATAACTGCAACCCTAGGTGCAGTTTCATATCCTTGACCCGCATTTAAAACAGTAATGGATGTGACGACACCATCAGTAAGAACTGCCTGTAAAGAAGCCTTAATACCATTAATACCTGTTGGTTCATCAACATAAACTTCAGGAACCGTAGAATATCCCAAACCACCATTAGTAACTGGAATTGTTCCCGAAACTTGTCCGCTGACAATAGTTACTGGACCAATTTTTGCTCCACCAGGTTGCTTGAAAGAAAGTCTAGGGGTAAAAGTATATCCACTTCCAGATTCATCAATCGTTACTTCGGATACAGAACCATTTGTATCAACAACAGCACTTAATTTAGGTATAACTGCCCCATCTTTAGTTGGATGTTCTAAAGTTACAATAGGAGGATTGGTTGAACTAAATCCTCTTCCACCTTCAAGAAGAGATACAGATTTAACACCATTAACAAGAGCAGAAACAGAAGATCCAGATCCCTGTGCAGAACTAACAGTTACTTTAGGAGGATATTCATATCTGTAGTTAGCACCCGTCTTACTAGTAGAAACGCTAGTGATTTGCCCAGAATTATTAACTCTAGAATAACCAACCGCACCAGATCCAAATGAAGGGATTGGTGCTTCGATAGAAAACAATCCTAAGAAACGCCCATTCAATGGAGCAGTATTGAAGATAAAAGTATCTCCATCAATAAAGAAATCTACTCTAGGTATTAAAAGTCGATTGTCGTAGATAGCAATGATATATTCATCAGTAATAGGTTCATATCTAGAACCAGATACTGTCATGACAAACTCAGTTTTGTCTTCACCAAAAGCATTTGATAAATTATCAATACCTATAATAGAATTTTCCGAAAAACCCTTCAAATAGGTTACACTAGTTTGCTCGGCAGCATCAGAAGGAAGTTTAGTCCTAGGTGCTGTTGTAAAAGTGATATTTGTACCACTGATCTGAAAATCAATTTCAGGTATTAAAATTTCATTATAAAGTTTAACAATAAGATGTTTGCTACTAATTGGAGCAACAGGAGTTCCCAGAGAAGTTAAAGGAAATACTGTATTAGACCCATCAAAAAGGTTAAGGATCGATTCTAAATCAACCCACTTCAATTTTACCTGGTCATATGATACACCAGGACTTAATGCAATATTTGGAGAAGATACTGTCTTTTCATAGAAAATAACTTCATCACCAATTAAAATAGATCCATTCTGTTCTAAAAAACTGTCAACAGTTTCAACAACAATGGTATCAGAAGTTAGGCTAATATCTTCTACTAACTTTGTTTTTCCATCTAAAATCTGGATATCTAACTTATCGATATCCAGATATCCAAGAAAATTGTTTAGAATATTCTGTCCTAGTCCCGTTTTTTCTTGAGACTTGTAATAGTATTCTAAAAACTTATTAAACAAAGAATATTCAGACTCGACAAAATCTGGAGTCTGAGATTTGATCGACTGAGAGACCTTATTGATATTCATCTATTTAAAAACAACTAGAGGTGTTGAGAGAACCGTTATTATCGATCGGAGTAATTTCAACCAGAGATGGTTTTTGGTTGAAAACTGCTGGTGTCAAACTATTTAGAGGGATGGACGAAGGCAGTGAAGTGCCGATAGGACTTACTGTAACTTCTGGATCGACAACGTTAATAATTGTTCCTGGAGTGGATGCAGGAATAGTTGTAACATTGTCAGGAATGAATACTACTGGTATGAGTAAATTGCCAGGGAGAAGGTTTTCATCTATAACACTACCAATTCCTGACACACTATCTGTAATAGACAGATTGCTATCAGGAGTGGTATTAGTGCCTGTACCAATAATAGTGACAGGTCCAAAACAAATTTCACCTGTAGCATAATTTACAGTTCCTGCTGCCTGATTTGTATAAACCTTTTTCGTACCTGTATTGTAGAACGTTCTCAGATTACCATATCCATCATCTTCAAATTGCTGGTCAACTCCTGGTCTATCTGCAGTTCTAAATGTTCCTGAAAGTAAAATGGGTTCCTTTTTACATGCATTACTATCATCAGCACCACTACTACCATCACTACCACTACCAGTAGTATCTCTACCAGGAGCACTGTTATAAAGAGGACCACCAGTTGAAATACAATATGTGTTAGTTTGATTAGTATCGGCGTTAATATACTTTAAAATAGTAGTCTGAATTGAAACATCAATAAGAGAACTATCTGCCAAACCAATTGCTCTCTGAAAATCATTTGATCTAAATGTAGAGTTGAAATTATTGATTTGTGTTTGACTTGCCCAATCGCTAATTGCATTCTGAATAGTTGTTTTTACATCAGAAGCATTTTTTCCACTACCTGTATCATAAATTGTAAACACCTTGGTATAGATGTACATTTCATCAGGATCTATAACAATTGGATCAATTGATGCCATAGCATACTGTCGCAAATCGTTAGAAATTTGCTTCTTGGTAACATCATTCAAGATAGTACCAGTTTTTGTTTTAATTACAATATATACTTTTCCATAGACTGGTGGATTTAATGTATCACCACCGTAGGCAACTACAGAACTTGCATTTGAATAGATATTTTTTGTGATGGTGGCATAGTCTTGAGCTGTTACTGCTCTGTATTGACTTGCATAGTACCTAGGAGCATTATATTTGATAGACTCAATGGTTTCTGCAGAATCACCAGTATCAGACGATTTAAGAATAGTTACAGTAGTATTTGACTGCCCATATGATATGCCATTACTATCAATCAGAGTTCCGATGAAACTCAAGTCATTGACACCATTAGCCTCTCCTCCAGAGGTCGTCAAATATTCAAAATTAATTACCTCACCATCTTTCATAGATCTACCAAGACTATCATCACCAAAAGTCACGGTATATCTCATGTCTTCTCCTTCAGACAAGAAATAAACTCTATCAGTAGCAGTCAGATTAGTTACATTAAGAACTCTACTATATGAATCTGACGTTGTAGATGATTCATTTGCCTTTACAGTAACTTTTAATGTACTGACATCTGCATCAGCAGAAGGAATAATATATTCTTGCCTAGCAAATGTGCTAACAACATATGAAAAATTAATTAAAGCACCTTCATATAAGCAAAGATGTGGAAATGTTACTCTCCCTGTGATAGCATCTACGGGAAGAGTAGCACTATTCAGTCTATTCCAAATATAATTGCCACCAGTTGCTGCAGCACCCTTGTTTAGAGTAATAGTGCTTGGATATGAACCATTTACTGTCTGTGTTTGAACAGTGAGGTCTAAGTGTGCTACAGATGCTGTAACAGATCTTGGTGTATAATTTAAAAGTTTCGCAATATTAACAATATTATCTCTAACTGTAGCAGAAGGAATGAATGTTTCATTCATTGCCATGTTAGCATTGAATGATGTATAATACGTGTTATACGCTAATACATCAATCAAGTATGACAAGGCAGAACCTTCAAAGTCATAATCTGTAAACTCTTTTCGAGTTCTTAGATATGACTTAATTGAAGATTTAATATCTTCAAAGTCTAAAGCTGTTATTTTATTTGGTTGCATTACTCAGGTCTCTGTAAAACAAAAGAAATTGTTTCAACAATTGGCATTCCTACAATTCTATACTCAATAGAAACATTTAGTTTGTTACCCTCGTAAATTGGAGTAACAATTACTTCTGTAAGCTGTACCCTAGGTTCATACTGATTAATGGTATTTATGATCTCATCCTTGATCGTATCTGCAGTAAATGGATCTAATGGTTCAAACAACAATCTATTTACTTTAGATCCAATCAAGGGACTGAAAAGTTTTTCTCCTGGTGCAGTCAAAACTAAATTTTTAATTGCCTGCTTGATTGATGAATCATTCTTCACTACAGAGGCATCCAAAGTGAATGGATTTTTCTTCATGGAAATTAAAATATCCGTAAAACTACGAGATCTTTTAAAATCCTTATTTGTGATATCCTTTAGTGCCATCCCAGGAGATTTCTACGCATCAATTATATTTATCGCCCCTGACCCCGATAACGCTTTTTAGCATTATTACGAGAAGATGATGCATATTTTGTATGCTGCCCAGAACCCTGACGACTTTTTTTGGGTTTGGATTGAATCAGATTACCACCACTGAGTGACTTTGAACGAACTGCCATAATTAAATTCCTATGTAAACGTTTGGACTTGCCCCTGCAATCAAAGATAAGCAAGGAAAGTTTGTTGTCTTATCCCCAAGAGGATCAGCAAATCTACCTGCTCTCACACCATTGATAAAAACCGTTTTGGTCGATGCAAAGCATTTACGAACATGACCAACTGCGGGTTCTCTACCACCTACATTACCAATACCAGTGTAAACATGACAATGATATGCAGGTGTGTTCAATGTTGTGAGGCATTTATCACCCGTAGAAGTAGTTGCGTATTGAATTACTGTCGGATGAGGTGATAGTAGATCTTGGTCAACAATAGGTATCTTACCATTGATTATCACATTTGTCGAGATGGGTTTTTTCAATGGTGTTTGTGGAGTGGGTTTCCAACTTCCATAGACGAGATGTTCTGCCATTGCTTTAGGAACAATATTTTCATGTTTTGGACTATGAGGACATGGACTAATTGGACCACCACCAGGACCAGGATGCCAAGATCCTCCAGTTCCTTCACCATGACCACTACAATTGCCCATGAATAATGCTGCTGCTTGATAAGACATATTTAAAGATCGAATGGATTACCGTATGCAGCAGCTGCTCTGCTGACATTTGTTGCTGAAGATGTTAAATCATTAAAAATCAGCATGTTACCTGTTGCAGACCAGTCCTGACAACCTCCCCCAAGAGGTCCTTGCAGAGGACTGTAGGTAATTGTGGTAGTTGTACCCTCTGCATCGGTTGAACTGCTTCCTACGGATGGTATAGGCGTACATGGGACATGACTACAACCCTGCTGTGCTACTTCACAACTGAGTGTAATATTTAGAGTGATGTCATTTGATGGATCAGCACGATATTGTCGCATCATATACTTGGTATAAGTAGATGCTTTAGGAAGTTGTGATAATGGACCCTGAACAGTCTCAACTAAAACTTCAGGAACAACCTGTTGCTCAGGTATTTGCTTCTGCTCAATGCCATCTGCCATACTTGCAACAGAATCAATTTGAAGTTGCCTGTTTTGTTCGGCAAGATCTGATAATCTACTGTCAATATCGACTTCACTGTAATCATATTCATACTTAACTCTAGTTATTTCTCGAAATTTGTCAATTTCTTTCGTTGAATACAGTTTTTGCGGCATTTCTTCGATCCGATTGCGATCTGGATCTAATTTTACATCAAAAGCAGCAGCAAGTTCCTCATAAACGTATTCAGCATCTTGCACATCAAGATTTTCGCGCAGTTTTTGATACAATTCACCCCTTCCACCGCCAGGAGCGTTCTCTAAAAGAGCAATAATCTTATTGGAACGCTCAGGATCATAAGAAATGTTCTCAATAGTTGTTGTTTGACCCAATTGTACGTTTTTGACATACGCTTTTGGTGTCATTTCCACCTCAATCAACGGAGGATCTGTAGGATCATTCAATGCATTCGATGATCCATCATACACTCTACTGATATATCCGTTTCCTTGGTTCAAAATTACGACTGATGTCAACACTCCATTGGTAAAAGCACCTTCAATCACTGCTGAAGTCGCATCTATGCCTGGTGGTGACGTGATTACAAGCTCTGGTTCATAACCTAATGTGTTCCATCCAGACCCTCCAGACACAATTGTTGCTCCTATAACCTTACCATTGGTTACTGTAAAGTCAACTTCTGGTTGAACTAGCGTGTTAAAGATGTCTGGAACATTTTTATTGATACTTGCCGTGGTATATTGTACGGATTTATTTAAAAATTCATACAATCCAATTAAAATTGCACGGTCTACAATGCCATATCCCGCAACTGCAGTGATAATATGGTTACGATCTGATGTGTATTGCGTGTTTTTGGTAAAATTGCTACCATTTCCATCTACATAAACGATATGATACGGAAATTTACTTTCATTTTCAGTTGTATTATCAGTATATTGCGTAAATGTATGAAAGGTTCTAGTAATTTCATGACCATTGATAGTATCACCAACTCTTAAAGCATCAAAACCCGTAGCATCATTGGTTTGAGGTACAGCAGCAACACCAGTAACCTTTAAATTCATTGTCAATTGGACAACTGTATTATCTGGTTTGGTGTAATCATATGTTAATGGTATGACTTGATTAAGTGTATATCCAGATCCAGGACTCATTAACTCAATAATTTTCCATTTTACTCCAGAATACGTTGTTGGAGTTACGGTTTCATCTTGAATTGATTCAATTTGAATCTTAACTCTAAATCCTGAAGCATTCCCAATATCTAAATCATAAATTTCAAAGTCCTGTAAAGGATCTTGACCAGATGTAAATGGATTTTGTGATGAAACATACTCAATACCCTCTAACGTATTCTCATCCCATACATCAGTATACGTTACACCATCATATGAAAATGATATATCAGTCACACCATCAGGTAGTGTTGATGATAATTGATCATACTGAAATACTAATTTATTTGAATCTGTACCAATACCAAACAATGTTGGATGAGGACAATCAGGATCACCCGTTAAATTATCTGTACCAGAATAAGACATTTTAGTCTTACTTGGAGCACAACTAAAACTAAAACAAGGTTTACATATCGTCGTTGAACTCGTTGTTGTAGTACCTGAAACACCTGGTGTATAACCAGGTTGACCCTCTGTACCTGATGGAGGTGTTCCTGAAGTTGTACTACTACTATTCTCTTGCTCCAGATAATAACACGCAATACCTACATGTCCTGCATTCACTGATGTATCATACAAATATGAAAACCAACGATCACTAAACATTAAATCAAATGATAACTCATCTGGTTGATATCCATAAAATACTGTTGTTGCTGGAAAACACGCTGCTAAAGAACGAGATGCTTTACCACAATTCGCTCCACTACTTGGTGTAACACCACCTGGTTCTTGTACAACACTTACACTTGGATGCATTACAGCAGTGGTTTCGCGCCTCGGTATCGCATAGTTCGTACCACTATTACGTAAAGGACTTTCAGGATATTCCTCAAACTCTACTGTGGTCGCTTGAGAAGCTGGTAATGGTACACTATAATCACAATGATCACTCTGTGAACATGGACTACTATCTGTAATGTAATTGGTTTTACATCCCATCTTTTAACTCCTCAATCCTCCGATAGATTTCATCATAATTACCCTTCATATCCAAATACTCCTCAACACCCTTTGGTTTGTATAATACCTTATCTGGAGTGGGTAACTCTACCACATACTTCTCTAACGCATCTAGACGCTCTCCTAAGACCTTTATACATCCATTTAATGCTACTAATGCATCATTTAAACTTTGAACCTCTTCAGGTGTCATCCTCTGCTTTCCTCAATGTAAATGCTGTTCCATCTTCTGTAATATCATACTCTAATTCACTCCCTATATCCCATCCTAACTCCTCACATACCTCATACGGTATTGTAAGCATTAAATCACCGAAATCATCTTCTTCCAATCTCGTCGCAAATCTGTGGGACATAACTGTTACATACGATTAATTACCTGAGGGTTATCTGACAGATGTTCTGCTTTCCACTCAACCCATAGTGTATATAGATCTTCTACAACTTGAGATGCATACGCAGATGCATAATAGTCTGCACACTCATACATCCTAGGATCTAGAAATGCCTCTAACCTTATTAGTTGCTCTAATGCCCATACACGAGTGTCTTGTCTCTCTACACGGGTCTTAGCATCCATTTTTTACCTCAGAAATTTTTTTAGTTTGACGTTAAAGTATTATTGAATAATATCTCAAGCGCCTGGGAACCTTTGTAGGTTAGGTTATGGCCCTTTTTTATATTTAAGGGGCCCAATAAACTGTCAAAGTATAACTTAATACTGTCGCTAAGTGTTACTCAAAGGACCTCAGAATA